TGCAATCCGGGCATACCAAGTGTCTGCCTCCAAGTTTTTTGACTGTAAAGAGAGCGCCGCATTTACATTTAAACAGATACATGTTCTCACCTCCTCCCACCACCCAAATCATACCACAGGGCGGGGGAGGGGGCAAGCGGAACAGCGCATAAAAGACCCGCTACCAGTGTGTGAGCCCGAAGGCGAGAAGAATTACCAATCACCTATAGCGGAAAGTGCCCAAGCCCATCCGCATAGCATCCCAGCAGGAGGTGACATCGTGAAAGAAGGAGTCAAGGTCACAAATATCATGGCCGACGGGTCCATCTGCGAAGACCTGAGCACGTACTTAGACAATCACGAACTACCGGAGGACGCGAAGTCGCTCATTGTCGATTTCATCCGGGCGGGCCGGAAGATCAGGGAGGCGCAAGGCGGGTAAGTCCCGCCAGTAGACAAGCCTAACCACACCCACGTCAAGAGACGGGGCGGCAGCTAGAAGCCGCCCTGCACCGAAAAGGAAGGAGGATGTATGTGAACAAGATCGTAAAAGTGGAAGCCATGTGCGACGGGTGGAAGGTGGAGGCCCGGACGCCGGATGGGATGACGGTTGTGCGCTTCGGGGCAGAGTCGGCGGAACAAACCATGGAAGATGCCCGCTGGGCGGAGGCGGAGCCGGCATGATGGAGGGGGCTGCTCCAGTAGAGCAGCCCCTGTAAGCAGTGGACAAGCCGTGCCGCCGCTGGGGCGGCGGGGATCAGGCGGAGCCCGGACGCACGGGCCAGGGCGTCGCGCCTCTCGGCGTCACCGCGACCCGCCGCGCCAGGAGCGGCACGGACATCATCAAGAGGAGGAGCAGAGTATGGATTACATAGACGCTGACTGGAGACCCGTGGGGGATGGACGCAACCGCCGGCGGAGGACGGGTATTTTGGCCGCCCAGCGCCAGGCATGGCATAAAATGACCCGGGCGGAGCGGCGGCGGGCACGGCTCGCGCTGCGGGACTGCGCCATGTTTTTGGGGTGTATCATTGTCGCAATCGGCCTGCCAGGGTGGGTCGAGTATCTTTTGTAATATGGCGGGCACAGAACGACCGGCATACTGGGCAGTCATCCCCGCATCCGTCCGGTACGACACGGAACTATCTCCCAATGCCAAGCTGCTTTACGGCGAGGTGACCGCCCTCTCGGACAAGCTGGGGTACTGCTATGCCCAAAACAGCTACTTTTCAAAGCTGTTCGGCCTGTCTGACCGGAGCATCACCCGGCTTTTTGCCGCGCTGGCGGAGCGGGGGTATTTGCGGGTGGACGTGATCCGGGACGAGGCTACGCAGGAGGTGCTGGAGCGGCGGATCTATGCTGTATACAGTCAAGAGGAATCCGAACCCCCTCCCGACAAAATTGTCGGGAGCTCTGACAATTTTGATACTACCCCTCCCGACACGCGGGAGGTGCTGGAGCGACGGATCTATGCCGTATGCGGACAGGAGGCAGCAGCACCCCCTCCCGACAAAATTGTCGGGACCCCTCCTGACAATTTTGTCACCACCCCTCCCGACAAAAATGTCCAGGAGAATAATACAAGTATAGAATATATACCCCCTATAGTCCCCCAAGGGGGACAGGCCAAAAAGAAGAAAACAAAGAGCGTCCCCACCTGGAAGCCTGAGCGGTTCGAGGCATTCTGGGCGTTCTACCCCCGCCATGAAGACCGGGTATCCGCCGTGCGGGAATGGGACAGGCTCAAGCCGGATGACGCGCTCATCGACGCCATTGCCCGGGCGCTCAAGTGGCAGGTGAGGGCCGAGGACTGGCCGGCGCCCTACGCCTGCCGGTACCTCCGAAACCAGCGGTGGACAGACGAGCCTAAACAGGGCGGCAAGGTGGGACCACCCAAGGCGCGGGCCAGACAGCTCACCGGATGGCACACGGAGGTCATCAACGGGGAGGAGGTGCTTGTGCCGGATGCCGGAAGTACATAGCCAGAGGCTGGATCTTATGGCCGAACAGAGCGTCATCGGCGCCATCCTCCTCACGGACCGGTGTCTTCCGGATGTGGAGCGGGAGCTCCGCCCAACAGATTTCCGCCTGGAGAGAGACCGGGCCCTCTACGAGGCGGCCCTGGCCTTGGAGCGGGATGGGGATAGGATCGACTCCGTGACCATCCTGGACCGTGCCCAGAAAATGGGGGCGCAGGTCTCACGGCAATATGTGCTGAATCTCATGGAACTCACCCCCACCGCCGCCAATGTGATGGAGTATGTCAAGCTGGTCAAGGAGGAGAGCCTTCGGGCGGCGCTGATGGAGACCGCTGATCGCATCCGAGAGGGCATTGTGGGACGGGAGTCGCCGTCCGCCGTCCTCTCCGCAGCCGGGCAGAGGCTGGATGACTTGGCGTCCCAGAGCAGCCTTGGGCGGCTGGTCACTCCGGCAGACGGCTTTCTGGCCTTTTTCCGCCAGCGGGACGCTGTGGAGGCCGGGGACGCCAGGGGCTATGTCTGCACCGGCTATATGGCCCTGGACGAGCTGCTGGGAGGCGGGATGCTCAACTCCGGACTCTATCTCCTGGCCGCAAGGCCCGGCATGGGGAAAACGACCCTGGCTCTTAACATTGCCGACCGGGTGGCCCAAACTGATCCGGTATTATTTGTCTCCCTGGAAATGGACACAGAACAACTAGCAGCTAAGCGGATCTCCCGAGAGACCGGCATCTCCGCCAACAAACTGCTGATGCAACCCCTTACAGAGTTGGAGGAGGCCAAGGTCAGTCAGGCCGCAAAGTCCCTGGCAAGCCTGGCATTTTACTCCAACGACGCCCCCACGGTAACGGTTGACGACATTGGCACTCTGGCCCGCAGCATTGGCGGACTGCGGCTCATCGTGGTGGACTATTTTGGCAAGATCCTACCCCCGGCCGCCTCCCGCCGGGTCGGGCGGGTGGAGTATACCACCGAGATTTCCGGCGCCCTGAAAAATCTGGCCCGGACGCTCCGTCTCCCCATCCTGACCCTGTGTCAGCTCAACCGGGAGGTGGAGGGGCGGCAGATCAAGCGGCCTCAGCTCTCTGACCTGCGGGACACCGGGGCCCTGGAGCAGGACGCCGACGGGGTGATCTTCCTCTACCGGGAGGACTACTACGCCGACCGCAGCACAGTGGACCCCAGCGTCCCATCTCTCCTGGAGGTGGATCTGGCCAAAAACCGACACGGCGGCGTTGGGGGCTGCACACTGGCCTTTTCCATGGCGTCCAGCCGGATCACCGGGATGTCCTACCGGAGGCCAAAGCGGGAGGAAATACCGGAGCAATTTAGACTCGGAGAGGAGTTTTGAGTAGAGATGGATAAATGGACACACATCACCATATTTGATAAGCCGTACCCGAAAGCGAAACAGGCAGAGGGATTAGCGATTTCGCAGGCCGTTGCGGGCGGGCATTGCGATAAATGCGGTTGTTTCTCTCAATGCTCCGCACAAGATGATTTTTGTGCTCCGACGTCCGCCTGGTGCATGCAACGCAAGATTGAAATTTTGAGGGAAATGGAGCAGTGAGCAATGGCCATCAAAAATTATACATCCGGGGTGGACGTGTACACGAGCCTGGGTGAGATTCAGGGGGCGCTCGCGGCGCATGGGGCGCGACAGATTATGGTGGAGTATGATGACCAGGGACGTCCCACCGGTGTAGCCTTTGCCATTGACACGCCGAACGGGCGACGGGGCTTTATGCTCCCGGCCAACATCGATGGAGTATGCCAAGTACTCCAGCGGCAAAAAGTCAAGGCAGACCTGGCACAGGCGGAGCGTACAGGCTGGCGCAATATCCGAGACTGGGTGCTGGCGCAAATGGCGATCATTGAGGCCGGTATGGTGAGCATGGACGAGGTGTTTCTGCCATACATGACCGACGGTCGAGGCAATACACTGTACCAGCTCTATCAGGGCGGACAACTGGCTTTGGGGGAGGGATGAGCATGGAGAGACTGACATATTGGTGTCCTAATGGCCAGGGCGGAGGAGAATGGCGTGTCAATATTGATGGCCGTGAAGAGAGGGGACTGCACGTTGACCGCCTCGCCGCCTACGAGGACACCTGGATAGGGCCGGAGGAAATCAAGGCGACATTTACGCCGGAGGCTGTCATAAAACTGGCGGCACAGGCCCTTGGCACCACGCCAGACCGCCTCCGCGAGCTGGCCCAGGCGGACCGGGAAAAGAACGACCCGTTGACGCTGGACGAGCTGCGGGGGATGCGCGGGAAATGGGTCTGGGTTGTATCTCCAGACAAAGATTTGACCGTGTCCGCATGGGCATACGTTGGGGCAAATCGTGTGTTTACATACTGGGAGTATGATAATGACGAACTGGTCGGGCGTGTGGTATACAACCTGTGCGACTATGGAGCTTGGATTGCCTACCGCAACCCGATTAAAACGGTTATGCCGGGGGAGGAACAGCATGGAGTGTAAATGCGCAAAATGCGGAGAAGTACGGGAAATCGTCTGTAGAGTAGATGGTGAGCCGTGGTGTGAGGAGTGCTTGGACAAAGCGTTGGGATTGATAGAGGAGGCAAAGCAGGCCAAACATGGACATCGGACTCATTGATGTGGATGGTCACAGTGGGTTCCCCAATTTGGCGTTGATGCATTTGTCCGCATGGCACAAGGCGAGAGCCGACGCTGTGGAGTGGTGGGATGGGTTTAAAACCTACGACCGGGTATACATGAGCAAGGTATTTACGTTTTCATCGGACGTGGAGACCGTCATCCGGGCGAATGAGGTGATCCGTGGCGGTACCGGGTACAAGGACTATGGCAGTCTGCCGCCGGAGATAGAGGCAACCTCACCGGATTACAGCATGTATCCACACGTAACGCATGCGGTCGGATTTTTGACAAGAGGTTGCATCCGTAATTGTCCGTGGTGTATTGTGCCACGCAAAGAGGGGGAGATACGCCCGGCCTCCACCTGGGAGGAGATCAAGCGGCCTGACAGCCGTGACCTGGTGCTATTGGACAACAATGTCCTGGCCCATCCGCATGGCCTGGAGCAGATCGATAAGATGGGGCATGCGCAGGTACGGGTAGATTTTAATCAGGGTTTGGACGCCCGGCTAATTACGCCGGAGATTGCCAGACTGTTGTCAAGGCTGCGGTGGATACGGTTTGTGCGCCTGAGCTGCGACACGGCGTCTATGCTCCCGGTGATCGAGCAGGCGGCGGCCTATATGAGGGAGGCGGGGATTGCACCGTCACGATTTTGGTGCTACATGCTGGTGCAGGATGTGGATGAGGCACACCGGCGTGCGCTGGCACTGGACAAGCTTGGCATTACCCCGTTTGCGCAGCCGTACAGGGATTATGACGGCGGTGAGCCGACTACAGAGCAGCGCAGGTTCGCGCGATGGGTCAATATGCGGGCCGCGTTTAAGTCGTGTAAATGGGAGGACTTTAGAGGGTGATCATCTTGACAGATCATATTAGCAATCAGCATGCCAAAGCCGACGCCGGAAAGCCGCGCCCCACGCTGGTACCGGTCTCGCTGATCGAGGCCGTGGCAGCGGTACGCATGTTTGGGTGCGCCAAGTACCACGATCCGGACAACTGGCGTCAGGTTGAGCCGCAGCGCTACAGGGATGCTTTGTACCGGCACTGGCTGGCCTATCTCAAAGGCGAGCATTACGATCATGAGAGCGGATTGCCTCACCTGTGGCATTTGGCCCGCAATGCGGCGTTTTTGATCGAGATGGGAGGTGGTGGAGATGGCAATTAAAGCTATGCCGTGCGTATCTATCCGATGCGACGGATGCGGGCGCGGGCACGACGAGATATATAGCACCCCGGCAGCCGAAATGAAAAATTTGAAGCTATATGGATGGACCGGAACATACAGAAAGTGTTTTTGCCCGGTTTGTAGCAAGGCCCGTAAGGAGGATGAGGACGATGGCTGTACTGACGCACATTGACCGGGTACCCTTTGGCGCTCCGACGCCGGAAGAAATTGCCCACGACAAAATAGCAAAGCAACACTTTTTGGAATACTGCGACAGCGGAAAATGCATCAGAATTGAGATGGCGAAGTGTATCAAATCCATCACGGCGGGTCTTTTGCACCTGGAGATCCTGGGGAAAGTCCCGGACTTAAGCGGACAGCGCCGACGGGGCAGGCGACAGGTACCCACTTCGCCCGGTCAGCAGTTCTACAATCTGAAGTGCTCCTGGAGAGAGTTGGAGCTGACTCTGGCGACTAACTTCGGTGCCCGAGACTGGGTGCTGGTCTTTACATACGACGATGCTCACCTCCCGGACAACAAGAAGAGTGCTGATACTTGCTTCCAGAGGTTTGTCCGGAGATATCGCGCGGCCCGCCGAAAACGGGGCGAAGAGCTCCGATATATATACAACACGGAGGGCTTTCACGAATGTCGATGTTACGACCACTTTGACGAGGACGGAGAGTTGGAGAACAGACGGCTCCACCACCATGTAGTGCTCAATTGTGTGTCGCTGGAGGACCTGGAGGAGGTGCGGAGCCTGTGGCAGGGGGGAGGTTATATTCGGGCGGAGCCTTTGGACGTCCATTATTATCGGGAACTTGCCAAGTACATGACGAAGGAGGCCCGGGAGTTTGGGCGGGCCAAGCCGGGAGAGAGGACTTGGCGGGGGTCTAGAAATCTCAAAAAATACCAGGTGGAGTACATTGAGATCCCGAGCGACAGCGTTACCCTTGCTCCGCCGATGGGAGCCGTGGATTATGAGAGCTTCAGTGAGAAAAACCCATACGGCTTTGCGGACTGTGTGGGGGCCCGGTATCTCCTTTTTCCTGAGCGGGAGCCGGAACGCTATACCTATAATATAGGACGGCGGCAAGGGCCGCTTAATAATTTTCCCGCTTGAAACCAGTCTTAATAATTCGTCAGGGTGTGTAGAAAAGGAGAAAAAGCCTTGCAAGCTGAGAAAAAAACTGATAAACTGATCATCAAGGACGGATGGTTGATGTGTCCCTCCTGCCGACGGCGTAAGGTCCTCCAGGTGAGGCCGGATACCTCGGCCAAAAATCTCATCGTCTACTGCCGGGATTGCCGGACAGAAACGATGGTCGATATCGAGCAGGGCCAGTGCTTTGAGAGCCGGTGCCGATGATCCAACCCGATTGGGGCGGACGTCGGAGCCGGCTTTTTGTTTTGTCTGGAGGTGATAGCCCATGGCGCAAAAACCGCTCCGGCCATGCCGACATCCTGGGTGCCCGGAGCTCACCCGCGAGGGATACTGCGCAAAGCATAAGCCAAAGCGGGCAGAGCGCGGGGAGAGTGCTGCGTGGCACTGGATGTATTATACGCCAGCATGGCGGGATGATCTTCGGCCCACACAGCTCCTGCGGGAGCCGTTCTGCCGCGAGTGCGCTAAACAGGGACAGCGGGTCAGGGCCACGCGGGTGGACCACAAGATTCCGCACCGTGGAGACTGGGCGCTATTCACGGACCGCCGAAATCTCCAGAGCCTATGTGAGCGGCATCACAACCAAAAAACGGCTCTGGAGATGGCCGAAAGACAGCGCAGAAAGCGCCAAAAGTAAGCGCCTCGACCCAGCAAAAGTGGACCAGGCTTGGGCGCATGCGCATGTGTCCGGGTCATGCCCGCGCTTAGTATCCACGACGCCGTAGGCGTCGGATACCCTCCCCCAACCCCCAAAAGTTCTGCCTGGATTCGTCTTCAACCACATGGCACCCTACGTGGAGGATTTTTTCCCCACTGGAGGTTTCGAGGGTCAGGGTGTGGTAGAGAGAGCGGAGATGGGAAACGCAGGAGGCAGGAAACGCGGGGGACGGGAGCGCCGGGAGCGGGAAAAATGCCGCGAGGAGGCGGGAAGGGCGCCCCGGAGATATCTGCCGGCAGGCGGCGAGCCTGAGTACGAGAAAACAAACAGACCGGGAGGTGTTGTAACATGCCGGGACCCAGACAGCCCACAGACGTTTTAAAGGCGAACGGGCGCAAGCACATGACACAGGCCGAGGAGGACGCACGGCGGGACCAGGAGGTCCACGTTCCTCCTCCGGAGCGGGCAGAGCCGCCCGCCTGGCTCATGAAGCGGTTTCACCGGGAGTTTCAGGAGATTGGGGAAATTCTGCGGCTGGCCGGACTGTACGCGGAACTGGACCGGGATGTGCTGGGCCAGTTCTTGGTGTCCAGGGACCGCTGGGTGCGGGCCGACAAGCTGGCCTCCGCCGCCATCCGGGCCAAGGATGAGAAGCTGGCCCGTGAGTGGACCGGAGTGCAGAGCAGCTATTTCAAGCAGTGCAGACAGTGTGCGGAAGCCATGGGACTGTCGGTCTCCTCCAGGTGCCGCCTGGTGGTCCCGCCGGCGCTTGCCGCCGCCGCCGTGGAGGCGGATGAAGTGGACGAGTTTACCCAGGCTCTGCGGGCCAGACAGGCCAGAGCGGCGGGGAAATAGCCCATGGAAGTGAGCAGACCGGAGAACGGGCAGTTTGTGTGCGACTTTGTGGAGCGGCTGCCGACCACGGACACGGGAAAGCCCTTTCACCTGTATGACTGGCAGAGGGAGACGCTGATGGAGTTTTACGGCTCCATGGATCGGGACGAGGGAAGCGGGGAGGAGCTGCGTAAATACCAGTATCTCTACCTGGAGATCCCAAAGAAGAACGGAAAGAGCGAGCTGGCCGCCGCCCTGGCCCTCTATCATCTGTTCGGGGACGGCGAGTTGAACGCGGAAGTCTATCTGTGCGCGGCGGACCGGGATAACGCGGGGATCGTGTTTCGGGCGGCGGTGTTCATGCTGGAAACGGCGCCCTGGACCGCGAAGATGATCGCCAGGGGCGAGCTGAAGGTCATCCGATCTCAGAAGCGGGTGGAGTACCGGCAGAGAAAGCGGGCGGAAAACGGGACCGTGCGGTGGGTCACGGTGGGGCAACTGGCGGTAATGTCCTCGGAGTCCTTTTCTAAACACGGCTACAAGCCCTCCTGCGTGATCTTCGACGAGCTCCACGCCCAGCCCAACCGTGAGATGTGGGACGTCATGACGGGTGCCGCCGGCGCGGCCCATGACCAACCGGTATGGATCGTGCTGACCACGGCGGGAGACGACCCGGACCGGAAGAGCATCGGATGGGAAATCCACGAAAAGGCGGTGGATATCCGGGACGCCCGCCGGCTCCGGACCATCCTGCGGGAGGGCGGAGACCCCAAAGAGGTCCTCTCCCTGCGCAAGGCCGCGCCCGATGAGTTAGCGTCCGCCATGGAGAAACTGCTGGCCCGGGATCAGAGCAATTGGCTGCCGGTGCTGTACGGACTCACCGCCCTGTACGGAGACGACCCGGAGGACCTGGCCGGGGTGGACATCTGGGACGAGGGATTCTGGCGGCGCTGCAACCCCTCCCTGGGGCAGCATCTGAAGCTGCGGGCCCTGCGTCTGGAGGCCCAGGAGGCCAAACGGAGCCCGGCGGGGGAGAAACTGTTCCGGTGGCTGCGGCTCAACCAGTGGATCAGCGTGAAGGCGGTGGGGTGGATACCCCTGACCCTCTACGACAAGACCCAGTGGGGGCCCTCCGCCAAAGCCGAGCGGGAGGCATGGCTTGGGCGCCTGCGTGGACTCAAGTGCTACGGGGGGTTGGACCTCTCCACCACGACGGACCTGACGGCCCTGACCCTGCTGTTCCCTCCTCAGCCAGGACTGGAGCACTGGGTGGCGCTGTTCCAGGCGTGGCGGCCGGAGGATGGCGTGAGGGAGGCCGAGCAGCGGGACCACGTGCCCTATCAGGACTGGGCGAGGGCCGGGTTCCTGACCCTTTGCCCGGGGGATATGATCGACTTCCCCCAGGTGGAGGAGGCGGTGGCCGACGCTGCCGGGCGCTACGAGCTGGCGCTGCTGGGGGTAGACCCCTACCTCAGCCGGACGCTGACCCAGCGGCTGATGGACCGGGGCGTCCAGGTGGTGGAGATTCCGCAGACCATGCCGTCGATGTCGCCGGCCATGAAAGAGCTTGAGCGGCTGATCCGGGCCCACCGAATGCTCCACATCCATAACACCTGCGCCCGGTGGTGCTTTGGAAACGTCCGGTGCGCGGTGGATGGCAACGAGAACATGAAGCCCATGAAGAACCGGAGCATTGGGCGCATCGATATCGCGGTGGCCTGGATCATCGCCATGGCTACGGCGATTGTGGCGGAAAATCAGCCCATCGACCTGGCGGCCGCTATGAAACGGCCTGATTTCAGTCTGTGAGACGCAAGGAGGTCCTATGGAAAAGAAATGGAAAACGGCGCTGCGGCGCCGAGGGGCGGAACTGGCATTGGCGGCGGGCGCCGCAGCGGTGGCGGCGGGCGCGGGCCTGATTTACCTCCCGGCCGGCCTCATCGCCGGCGGGCTGCTGGCCATCGCCGGCGCGGCCCTGAGCATCCTGGGAGGGGGTGGGGGGCGGTGAGTATTGCCCAGGGTATCCGGGTCCTGGCCCGGGTCCCCACGAGGCGTAAAGCAGTGACGGCTGAGTCCATGATTGCCGCCGGCTATCCGCCCATGGGGACGGACACCAACGAAAGCCTCGCCCGCAAGCTCTCAGCGGTGGATCGGTGCATAGAAATCCTCAGCGACTCCATGGGGAAGCTGCCCTCCTTCATTATGGACAGCCGGACCCGGGAGCGGGTGGACCTGCCGCTGCTTCAATTGCTCAACGTGCGTCCCAACGCGGCTATGAGTCCGTTTGTGGCCAAGAAAGTGGTGGAGACCAGCCGTCTGGTCACCGGAAACGGATATGAATGGATTCTGCGCAGCCCACGTACCGGGCGCATCACCGAGATTATCCCGGTGCCCGGGGAGCTGGTGGAGCCATGGCGGGATCAGAGCGGCCGGGTGTGGTACACGGTGACCCATCCCTGGACGGGGGAACCCATGCGCCTGCCGCAGGAGGATATCTGCCACTACAAAGCGGCCTCCCGGGACGGGCTGAAGGGCGTGGGGGTCCTCCGCCGGGCCAGCGAGGTCATCGCCTCCAGCCTGGCGGCCCAACAATACGAGCGGGCCTACTATGAAAACGGTGGCCAGCCCTCCGGCGTGCTGCGCACCGAGAGCGATCTGGGTGGATATGCCGAGGACCCGGAGGGGAAGCCGCTGACCCGCTCCGACGGCTCATGGATTACCCGGAAGGACCAGCTGAGGAGCGAATGGGAGAAGGTCCACGCCGGGCCCAACAACAGCCACCGGGTGGCCATCCTGGACTTCGGCCTGGACTACAAGCCCCTGTCGGTGAGCAACCAGGACGCCCAGTTTATTGAGAGCAGGGAGGTGTCGGTCCGGGATATCGCCCGGTATTTCGGCGTGCCGCTCTACAAACTCCAGGAGGGCAAACAGGCATATGGGTCCAACGAGCAAAACGCCATCGAGTACGTGGTGGGAACGCTTCACCCCAATGTGAGCCAGTACGAGGAGGAGCGGACCTGGAAACTGCTGACCAGGAGCCAGGTGGACGCTGGTCTGGAAGTCCGCATCAACATGATGGCGGAGCTACGGGGCGACACCTCCGCCCGGGGCCAGTGGTACAAGGATATGATGCAGGAGGGACCCTTCTCCGTCAACGATGTGAGGGCCCTGGAGGATATGCCGGATGTGCCGGGGGGCGACGAGCGGCGGGCCAGCCTCAACTATGTACCCCTGCGGGATTGGCCGGAGTTGAGCCGTATCCGGGCGGAGACCGGCAGAAGGGAGAGTTAATGGAACAGATCATGAAATCGGCCCGGCTGCTGAAGGCCGAGGCCACCGAGGAGGACCTGGCGCTCATTGCCCGGCAGGCCCTGCGCCCCCTGGCGGCGGAGGAGGTCTATACCTTCCGTCTGGCGGCGTGCAACAACCAGGTGGACCGGGATCTGGAGCGATTCACCGAGGCCACCCTGGAGGACCTCGCTAAGCTCTTTGTGGGACGGCCGGTACTGCTGGACCACAAGTGGACCGCAGGGAGCCAGACCGCCCGGGTGTACAGCGCCGGCGTGGAGGGGATGCCCGACGTGGAGGGAGGACAACAGTTGGTGCTGCGGTGCTACATGCCGAGGCTCCAGAGCAACGGTGACACCATCGCCGCCATCGAGACAGGACTGCTCCGGGAGTGCAGCGTCGGGGTGGCGATGGAGCGGGCCATCTGCACCATCTGCGGCACAGACCGGGCCACTGCCTGGTGTGAGCACGTCAAGGGCTGCTGCTACGAGGGCAAGCAGTGCTGTGTCGAGCTGGATGGAGCTGCCGACGCCTATGAGGTGTCTCTGCTGCCGGTCCCGGCGCAGCCGGCGGCGGGGGTGGTCAAACGCTATGGCGGGCCAGAGGGCCCGGAAGGGTCGCCTCCGGGCAAAGCGCCCGGCAAAGATAGTCAGAACTGGCAGGACGAAGCCCTGCTGGAGCTGGAAAAAAACAGATATTATGGAGGGTATCAAGCATGAGAAGAAAATTGATCGACCTGAAAACCCAGCGAACCACCCTGCTGGAGGGGGCTGAGGCTCTGCTGAAGGATGGCAAGCGGGAGGAGTACCGCGCCGAGATGGCCAAGGTGGCGGCCATGAACGATGAGATCAAGGACGTGGAGGAGCTGGTCCGGGAGCAGGACCGCAAGTTCCTGGAAAAGGCCCCCGATCTGGCCGAGGAGAGGGACAAGGCGGAGGAGCGGGGCAATGCGCTGATGAAGGGCGATGAAGTGAAATTTGCTCCCATGGAGGTGGCCAAGGCCCTCTTTGCGCCCCGCCAGACGGAGAAGGCTGTGACCCTGGCCACCGGCACCCTAGCTCAGCCCACCGGAGCGGGTACGGATATCCGGGACGCCATGGGCTACGGCGTGGGCGCCATCATCGATCAGGTCTACGTCCAGGACCTTACCGGTATGGCCGCCTATCTGGAGCCCTATGTGATCTCCGAGCCTGCCGCCAACGGGGCCAAGGTTTCCACCGCCGCCGGGACGGCCCGCACTGCCTCCGCCGATCCCACCTTCGGCGTTGCCAAAATCGCCCCCTACGAGCTCACCACCACCAGCTACGTGGACCGGAACATCTCCCGCCTCACCCCCGCCAACTACTATGCCAAGGTGTTCGGCATGGCCATGCGGGCGATGCGCAGGGACACGGTGGGGATGATCTTCAACGGCGACGGCCAGGCCACCAACGAGATGTTTGGCGTCAAGACCGCCAAGAACATGGCGGGCAGCACCATCTATGCCTCTTTGGATGTGGATGAGGTAGGCCCCGACCTGCTCACGGAGCTGATGTTCTCCTACGGCGGAGACGAGGAGCTGGGCGGAAACTGCCGGCTGTACCTCAACAAAATGGATCTGCTGGCGCTGGGAAAGCTGCGGGGGACCAACGAGAAGCGGAGGCTCTTCGACATCGTGCCCGATGCCGGAAATCCAAACACAGGAACCATCCGGGAGGGCGGCACCATCATACCCTACTCCATTTCTTCCAAGCTGACCGCCCTGTCCGCTTCGACCCAGGGCGCCGCCGCCATCCAGACCATGGTGTACGGAGACCCCATGAACTACGAGCTGGGCTTGTTCGGCGCCTACACCGTCCGGGTAGATGAGTCCGTCAAGGCGGTGGAACGGATGCTCACCATCCTGGGTGACGCCATGGTGGGCGGAAACCTCATCGTGGACAAGGGCTTTGTGGTGGCGACGCTGCCGAAGAGCAGCGGCTGACGGTCATGGACGCGGACAAGCTGGCGCGGTTGAAAGCTTACATGCACGCGGAGGATGAGGAGGACGGGCTGCTCTGCTCCCTGTATGAGGCGGCAGTGACGTACCTGAGCGGCGCCGGGATCTCAGACACGCCGGCCCGAGCGTCCCTGTACGAGCTGGCGGCTTTTGGCCTCACTCTGGGCTACTATGACGAGATGCGCCGGACCGACCAGGACAACCCCCGGGTGGAGGAAAACCCAGCGCTGCGCAGAATCATCAATCAGCTCAAGCTCGGCGAACCGGGGGTTTTATAGCATAATCAAGGACCGGGGCGGCGGGCCCCGGCGGAACGTCCGGGCGGGGCTTATGCCATTACGGACGACGACCAGCCTGCTTTTTGGCATTTTGCCGCAGTAGGGGACGTCCGGGCGCTCCGCCGGAGCCCGCCGCTGGTTAAGAGGAGGACAAGATGCACTACAATGCAAGCGCCCTGCGGGAGCGGGTGGAGGTGCTGGAGCTGGCCGCGGTGGAGGGAGGCTGGGCGTGGGAGAGTGTGCGGCGGACCTGGGCGGAGGCGGAGCTGACGGACCAGACGAACCTCTTTTCCAAGGTGGGGATTGGGGCCCGGGACGTGCGCCTGGTCCTGCGGCGGCAGAACCTCACCCTCCACAACGCCTTGCGCTGGAAGGGACAGCATCTGTTTTTGACCTCCATCGTGGAGAACATCCCCGGGTGGCTGGACGTCCAGGCCGCGCTGGTAGAGCCGATGGCGTGCAAAGGCAACGTCCACCGGGGAGAGAACGGCCCCACGTTCCCGGGTGTTCTCACCGAGAAGTACCTTCGCCACGAGCAGGACCACCCCATGGCCACCACCACCGTGTGCTACGTGCTGGTGACGCCCAAGGCGGTGGAGCTGGCACCAGGGGGGCTGGTGGACGTAGCCGGGGAACCGTATGTGGTACAGATAGCTCACACACTGGACAGCTGGAAAAATGAATATGAGATATGGAGAAAGCGTGACCTTTGATGGGATGTGCTTACGGGGAGTTTAAGCGATTCTTTGATGGGTGGGAACATGTGATATCTGAAATCCCGGATGCCAAGCGGCAGGCCCTGGATGAAATGGGTAGGGCCGTCTTGGCCGAGGTAAAGCGTCAGATTATCCAGAGGGGGGTGCAAGACGGTAGAAATCATGTGCGCAATTGGCAGCGATATCGCGTGGGCACGCGTGGCGGCTATGTTGCGATCTACCCGGCTAAAGAGAAAGTACAGGGGAAAAAAGCTTCAAGCCGCAAGATTACCAAATATTTGGAAAAAGGGCATGCCATTCGTCCGCCATCGGGGAAAGCCAAGCGGTACAAAGCGCGTATCAATGTGGATAAGGTAGTTTTGGGCAAAAGGAATGTCATTGTACCGGCCCGGCAATTCTACTCGTTCACAAGGCCTAGGGCGGAAGAACTGGCCATGCGGGCGGCTGAGAAGGTGCTGGTCAAGTTGGAGAACTTATTCGATCTTTAATGAGGAGGATTACAATGCTTTCATTTCTGGCGATCACAGAGGCGGTAAAGGGGCTGGTGGAGGAGCGGTATCCGGAGAATACGGTCTATATGGCGCAGGTACCGGTGGACTTTGCGCGGCCGTCCTTCCTGGTGGAGCTGGGGCCGGTGGAGATGCTGGACGCCTCGTGCGGCTGCCTGGAGGTCAAGGCCA